ATTGTGGTGGGCCATGACTGAGCATGTAGTTTTCGATGCGGGAAATCTCGGTTGCTGAGCACGCCCCATCGAACAATGCCAGCTCATGAAGATCAATCCCAGCCGTGTAAGCGTGCGTTGCAGAACTCGACGAATGTGCGTTGACCCATAGCCCGTTGCCCACGGTTGCGGAGCCGAGCATCCCACCGGAGGACGAGGTATCTGCAATCGTCGCGTCATACAGATTAGTGACGGCGACATCGTCCGCAGAAGTGTGGGAAGATATCCGCAGACGGACGGTGTCCGTCGCGGTTGGGTGTACGATGAATGTCACCACTCGCTTTATCCCAGCGGTGAATGCTCCCACAATGTTAGAGTTAGTTGTGATTGCGCTGCCGTTGCCGACCTTGTATTGCCAATCCATCGTGGTCGCGGGGTCAGTGTCTTGCCGCAGCATTATCATGAAATCCGCAGCAGTTCCAGATGCCCCCTGCCCCACTAAAACCGTATGGTGCGGATCATCGTTGAAGGTAAATGACGCGAACATCGTGACCGAATCCCAGTCCTGCGAGAATGAGGCATTCTTCAGGTGGTGGTCTCCGTCTTCGTCGAATCGCAAGGCCCCATCGATGAGCTGAGGGTGATCAGCGTCGCTGCTTTCTCCGTTCGACAAGGTCCAGCCATCGCCGGATTTATCTGTGATCGCATCAACGCGATCAGTAGTGCCTGACCGGATGGTCACCGTGCCACTGCCGGAAATGAATGTAGCATCGTAAGCGTCCCACCATCCACCACAGGAGAGTGATGACCCGTCATCTAAAAGATCGAGTATCCCTGCCATCTATCGCCTCCGAAGTATGCGGGTACGAAACAACCGGCGACGACTTGTCGTCCGAGTCCGAACCTTGGTGGTAGTGGCTCCCGCCTTGATTGTGGCCTGAGTGCGGCGGATGCCGCACTTGCCGTCCAGGCAGGAGGCCAGTGGTTTCCCTAGATCTAATTGTATATCGACTACAGGGGTAGCGGCAACAGCCGCCGCTGCGGTAGCTACAGTGGGCACATAGGATGGGGTTGTCTGCCCCTTACCAGCGGCAAGGCCAAACAGAATCACAGAGATACATGCTAGTTCTTTCATCATGAAAATCCGGGGTTAAGGTCTGGCAGGGACTTACGCGCCCAGCCGTTCGCGCCCGAGAAGGCTACAGCCCTCCGGTTAAAGTCTTTGGTCAACGCCCAAAACGATCCCTTCGGAATATCGATGTCGGTACCTCGTATTCTGCGAGGCCCGACCACTGAATTGCTTCCCCAACTGTTTAAAATCAAGACGGCTGCACATCCGTAAGTCCGGTGAGTTTCTGGCCGGTCGTCATATCCGATCCCGGCCATCGAGTGGCTCCACGATGATTTTCGTCTCGCCACGCCGTTAGCGTCAAGCCTCTTCGTATCGAATCCTTCCGACCCATCGTGGCCGATGAAGAATCCCTTGCCAAGGAAATCACGCCATTCCTCATCTGATTTTAGTGTGGTTGCTGTACGAAACAGGTGGTTGTTAGTTGCGTCCACCACCTCGGGTGGTGGTGGGGTCTTTCCCCACCTACCCGCCATCTTGGGGTCATACCGTGTGAGGTCAACACCAATGTCCGGGTAATTCTTTCTGATGACAGCACCAGACTTTGACAGCACTACCTTAGCTGCCGCACCTATGTGCCAGCCATCCGAATCCTTACCCCTGTGCCAATAATGTGACTCGGTGGCGAAGACGCCCTGCGCCTCGGCCTCTGGCGAGACATCGGGGGCTTCCTCGATCTTACCTGATTCGGAGTCGGGTATTCCAAGATGTGATTCCATCGTCACCGTCCCAGCCAGTGCTGACCTACAAGAATGCGATACACAATCGCCACGAAGCTGAGCAGGCCCAGGCCACATATTCGGGTACCGCTTCACAACATGCACAAACGGGATGACCAGCTGCCCCTTAAACTCATCGGCAAAATGGTACTCGTGCGCGACCTCGGCACCAACAGGGTTGTTGCCGCTGTCCTTAACGTGGCCCTCGAACTCTTCCTGCTCAGCTGCGTTATAGATCACCCCCTCTGCACCGGCGGCATAAGCCGCCTGGATATCGTCTGGCTTAAACAGGTAGCTGTCATCCCAGTTCATTAGAAGTCCTCGCTTATTTTGTCGAGGACCTTTTGTAGTTTGGCCCGCATCTCTGCGGTCAGTGGACCGTCCGGTACCTCACCATCAACCCCGATGGCTGCGACCAGACGCTCGTTGATAGGACCGTTGATTTTCTCCAGGCCCACGAGATGCCCTGGCGTGTTTGCCTGCATGATCTTTGCGGCGAGGATCTGGGTATTTAGGAAGTCGCTGGTTGTTGCAATGTCGCTGGTGCTGCCCACCACCTTGGCCAAGGCGGCATAGAACTCTCCCAGGTCCTTCGCCTGCTGGCGTGTAACCAGATGACCCAGCGGGCGAGAGCCTGGAACAAAGTCCAGCAGTCCCCACTGGCCAACGATCCCGAGGCCCAACAAGGCTACACAAGCGTAGACGGCGGTCCTCACTCTTCACCCATCTTTACAGCAGCAGGAAGGATCTTCGTTCGGAGGTGCTTCGCCTGCTCCGCCTCACCACAAGAGGCGAGGCAATCGTGCAGCACAGAGTAGGCATCGACCACCTTGTGCAGTTCACCGGATGGACTCACCTTGAGCAATCCCTTCGCGTAGGGCATTAACCTGACGAGACCACAGATCAGCAGTCCAACAACACCAGCTATGATTAGCAGCATAGAGTTCATGGTTTATCCCAGTGCGGCGTCGAGGAGAGAGCTGAGGATGGTACGCACCACCTTCTCAATGGCTGTTTCAAGGGCCCCATCAACGATGGGTAGATCGGCTGGTACGACGACATCGTCGTACACCTTGAGCACCGCCTCCTTGATTTGGTCCCGATCCTCGCTGCTCCAGGCTCGCTTCAGAGCGTACTTGATTGCAACCAAAATCAGTGACGCTGGCACCGGAAAGGCCGAGGCCTCGACTGGCGCAGCGTCCACCTCTCGCTTGATTTCTTCGTAGTGGTTCATGTGTCTCTCCTAAGTTTGCAGGTAACCTATTACACCATTCTTTCAGACCGGGTCAATCGACCCCTTGGAGGCGCTGTCCAGTCTTTCCGCAATGAATAACAGCACAATCTCGTACACCTGACAGATCCACCGTAGATCTCTCAGCTCCTCAAGGTCCTCAAGGGTAGTCGAACACCAGTCTCTCACCGTCTCTATCTCGTACAGCTCTCGCAGCTGAGTGGCCACCCCAGGTGGCAATCCAACGTCCTCGATAGGCACCGCCATTAGGTCGGCAAGCCCACCGCACAGGAACTCAGCGCACTCAGCCGTCAGGTTGTTGGCCCGGTCAATGTCCAGGTTCGACATCAGCACCTCCCACCTCCTGCCCCAGGGCCTGAGGGCCTGGAGACGCTGCGTCTGGATAGGGTCCATGTTGCGACCCTCCGGCGACCGTCCTTGCTTCCCGTGTTTCTCGCTCATCTCGGCTTCCTGATTGGCATAGGTATTATGTACGCCTCTTTGCCGCCGACCACAACGCCCGCCGATACAATCGGCTTGCGGCTAAACTTCTGGCCGTACTCAAAGATCACCTTGCTATGATCTATTCCAGTCCCAACCGACATCGCGAACACAAGGTTGGAGGTGTTGGCTGACCACCATACCCCAGATTCGGCGTGGAAGTGACCGCATACCGTCGATTGAAAGTTGTCTCGGCTTTGCTTCACCGATGCGAACTGCCCCCCCTTACCTACCTCGCCGTGAGTGTAGAGCACGCCATCGATCTCAATCGAGGCGTACCTCGGGTGAACCGTCCACCTTGGCACCTCCCAGATAACCTTCTGGTCGAGCATCAGCTCGACCGGGATACCCACCGTCTGCGCCTGCCGCATCGTTAGTGAGTCATGGTTCCCCAGCAGCCAGTCGGCCCTCGGAAATAGATTGTAGATCCTAGACACCTGACGCTTGGCCTTTTTGTATTCATCCATGGCAGACGGTGCGCCTGTTGACCGCTGGTGGAATGAGAGGGAGTGCCAATCAACGAGGTCACCAATGTGAACCACCTTGTTACAGCCCCACTCCTCGGCAACCTTCTTTAGGAAGGCTGGGTATCGCCTGTGCATACCGGGGCAATGTGTATCGCCAATGATCAGGACGGTAGCCACGTAGCACCAAGATGGGTGACGGGACAGCGACTAGGTCAAGCCGGACCTTCGTCTACAATCCGTCTCAAAGATTATGGCTGAAAGCTCGTGGGCAGTCTGTGTTACCCAGTCCTCGCTCGCCAGCGGCGCAGCGCAGTGCAGGTGCTCGTGAAGGCGAGTCTCAAGATACTCCCTACCCCTAAGGTTTTCCGAGATCCGTATGATGTTGGCCACGCCCTCAGAGCTGGCGTCTCCATCGGTGCCTTCGGGCATTTCACAGTGTACTACCAGGGAGGGCTCGCCGTTGATCGTAGCCTGATGGACCGAGGTGTCTTTCCAGCCCTGGCTCTTGTAGTTAGCGGGATCATGCCCGAAGTCATTCATCTTCGGTTGGTCTCCACTCCCACCCCTCGGGGCTCCGTTCTTTTCTGATTTCCTCGGCTCTTTCGGAGATCTCTTCTCGGCTAGGGGTTTCGTCAGACAGCCAATCGACCTGGGGGTTTTTGCCATTCTCCACCTGCCTTTCCAGTTTGAGCAGCTTCAGGAGGTGGTTCCAGTGCAGGACAGCCATCACTGGCTGTCGTTCTGCTTTGGTTACTAAGAGCGGGACCGCTTCATCGATCCCTTTCCATTTCCTGTAAGCTTCTACGCGGATTTCCCGGCTCGTGGCGACAGAAACATACTGCTTTCTGTTCTTGCATTGTACCAGATACACCCCTGTTCCGTCCAGATCTACCCCAAACGCTGTGTTCTCCTGGTACTCAAGCTGGCGGCAAGCCCGGAGGTACCCCGCCTCAACGAAGCCCCTGGCAACCTCCCGCTCGAACTTGTGCCCCTTAGTTCTCTCTGACCTACCCATCATCGAACCTCTGGCTGTTTGGGTTGAACGTGGTCTGTACCAGCTGGTGCCTGATCGGACCATTCCTTCGCTTCAAGCACCAAATACGAAAATCCGCCTTTGATCGGTCTGGCCACTGCAAGATCAGCACCAAGTCCGCATCCTGCTCAATTTGCCCACTCTCCTTAATGTCCGCCAACTGTGGTATCCGACTCTCCCTGCTCTCGATGGCTCGGTTGAGCTGGCACAAAGCCACCACTCCAATCCCGAGCCTGCCAGCTATTTGTTTCAGTCTCCGGCTGATGTCGGTGAGATCCTCATACCTGCCTGTCGCCTTTCGGCGGCTCAATAACTGGAGGTAGTCGATCACCACAAACTTCACATCGTAGGAGCTGACGTACTGGTCGATCAGTTCTTCGCACCGCTCAATCGTTGATGCGTTCTCGACCGCATAGATATTCTTCCGCTCAGCGTAGTGATCTGTGAGCTTCTTCTCTGTCTCGGTGATATCCCAATCTTCCTCCCTGGACTTTGAGATAGACATGATCGCTCGCTTGCCCAGCTCTCGCTTGCTCATTTCCTCGCTAATAAACAAGGTAGGGTAGTCCTTCGCCACCGTGTCAATAACGTGTAACGCCAGTGCGGTCTTGCACTGGCTCGGCCTTCCCCCAATCACAACAAACTCGCCCTGCTGACAGCCATCGATTGACTCATCGAGGCCCTTTATGCCAGTGCGAAACAGCACCCGGTCTCCATGGATCTGGTCGTGTAATGCCGCCCTGGCACTGCTGAATAGGGTCTGCACTCCCTCGGACTTGGCCTCACCCCGCTCCACAACCTCATCATAGGAACGTCGCACCGTCCGCTCGATCCAGTCTGGCGTGGCCCTGCTCGTGTATCCGTTTAGTACTGCCCAGGCTCGCACGGTCTGCTCGATCTCCGGTGTCGGGACCCTGGCCTGCACACAAATGGAGGCGATGGCAAAGCAGATGGCAGATCGTGATCGATCTGCAAGCCCTGACATATCACCATTCCACCTCGCCTCCAGAAGAGAACCAGGGACCATCAGCTTCTCCACCCGCTCAGGCAACTGGTCTGGCTTGGTCACTAATCTTGGTTCGGACGGCACGGCACCCATGACAGAATGTATTGTTGATTTCAGGAATCCCTCTGCACTGGCGATCATCTTACCGTCGAGGGCCTCCTCCGTAGATATCACTTCCAGTCGGTCGTCAGTGAACTGAGACCTGTGCCACAGGGGATACAGCACCAGATTACCCAGACCCTTCCCAGTCAGCCTATCTTGCCTGGGGTATACCTCCGGCAGAGCCACCCGGCTCTGCATAGTTACGACCCGCCAGAATGCGCGGACTAGGTAAGCTGGGATAGCATCCTCAAAGAACAGCCAGATGTGGCTTCCACTCCCGGACTGGGAAGTCTCCCTGGCATACGGAGCACCCAGGTCTCTGAGGGCCTGACAGACAGCGTCAGCCTGCGATACCCATTCCGGGTTGCTGTGGTCGTGATCGTCAATGTCCGCACAGGAGACGAATACGGAGCTGTCAGGGGACATTAGGTAGAAGCCGACAGCGGCCTCCCCGCCCAGGTGGGCCTCGATGTCGGGCTCCCCATCCACCGGGAAGTACCTGCCAGCCTCATCTCGGCTGGCGTGAAGCCCAGCTCGGCCCCGGAAATAACGCAAAAACAGACCGGCATCCTCTAGATTGCCCATAGTACCCTCCTTGAAAAGTGGCGGGAGGCGGGTGGAGGTGGGAAGTCTGGAGGACCCCGCCCCCCGCACACATCACCAAATCAGAATGGAGACTTCTCGCCAGTGGCGGTAGCCACTGGGACCCCACTGCTTTTCATTTTCTCCGACCAGACACTTTGCAAGGCCGAACGCAGCTTCTCCACCGCTGCAATCTCGTCGACCTCAACACCACCCCTGGCCCTGCTGCTGTCGCCCTCCAGGGACCACCGCTCGTACACCTTGCCAGTCGGTGCGGTGTACGTCGCCGTCTTGCGGCGACAACGTATCTCATTCCCAATCAGGCTCGTGCTAAACATGGTATGCCCCTGGCAGATTTGAGCGATGTCGTCGCCCCGAAATCCCAGGTTAAAGAGATCGTCGGCAAACCGCTGGACATCTTCTGGCTTCTCTGACCAGAGGATAACATCGACGCGAGGCATGGTCTCCTCACTCGGCATAGGCAGCGGAGCCTGGGGATCTGACTCCAGACGTTTCGGCAAAATATGCAAGCTTAGCTTGGGCCTGCCGCCTTTGATTTCACCAAACTCATGCTCCATAATCTCGCACAAGTAAACACCAGGATCATAACTCAACATGGTAACCTCCTTCGATGGTGATGCGACAGCAGAGCTGCCACTAGAATTACTTCTTGGCGGCTACGATTGCCCTGCCAAGATTCCCGCACGCTTCATCAGCACTCATGCCCAGCGATATGTAGCGAGGCAGGCCGTGCCTGTTTTTGGCAATGAAAGTGTTGTCTCCTTCGGTGTAAAGAACGCGGGTTGTTCCGGCCACCGCGCGGCCCTCTCGATCAACCTGAGCATCATGCCGGAGAAACAGGATCATGTCAACGGCTTTACTCAACAGCTCAAAAGCGTTCTTCTCAATTTGCGGTGACCACTGATTATATTCTCCCGCCTGCGGGTCATTGCGACGCTGTGCCTCTGCACCGCTGGTCATGACCACGCCAACCGAAGGCTCCCTGTGGTTCAACGCGAAGAACTTCTCGATCATCTTGCCAAGCAGGGCCTTGTACTTGGAGGTTCCAACGCCCCAACTGCTGCCGTACTTAGTCAAGCACCCATCATACTCGGTGCGAACAATGTAATCCTTAGCCAGCTCAGCAATGTCGGTGATCGAGTCGATTCCGACCATGCCAAACTTGTGGTCAAGCGTGGCTAGCTCGGTCAGCACTGACCAGAAGTCTTCCCAGGACTCAACAGGCGGGGTATGCGGCACCTCGCTCACACGCCCCCTGTCAATCAACTTGTTCAACCCGGATTCCTTGCCGGTAACAATGACAAATACATCAGGCATAGCTGCCAACAAAGATGTCTTGCCGATTCCTGGCTGGCCGACCAGCCAGATGTTATCCTTGCTGGCCTGAGCTTTTGTTAACGTGTCACCCAGCCCCATCCTCCCCTTGTGCCGCAGCCCTCTGATTGGCACGGATGTTTTTGAAGTGGCACTCGAGTCCCTTGTGGACGAGGTGTCCTTTGTAGAGGTTGCCATCGGTTGGTTTTCCCTTTCTTTCGAGTTTAAGATCGTATTGATAGTGATGCTTCCTGGGGCACAATTGCAAACACTCCTTTCTCGAATACGTCATCGTGTTGTGCCCACCCACGGTGAGTTCGTTGTTGGTCTTCGTCCGGTGTATCCACCTGCCACTCTCCGGGTTATCCTTCCGCTGGCACAGGCCAACGAATTGACAAGCTCGGTTGAACGAGAAACAGGCCCCCAGATGCCGCACATGCCGCTGCATTGTGCGGTTATCGTCCACATACTTCGTTGCGGCGTCTACCTCGTCCAGGAATTCCACTACTTGTTTCCTGGTCTTATGGACCACCTGCCTCTGAAAATACTTACGAGGGCTATCCATCATGGTTCGGTAAACCCGCATTGCGTATAGCGCTGGCGTCTCCCGCCAGTCACCAGAAGCCTCCTCTAATATCTCGCCGTCTACCGCCAACCCCTGCCACAGGCCCTCCTCCAACAGGATCTTGATCTCCTTCTTCGTCAGCTTCTTCGGCTTGATGACCGGCTTTTTTATTACATCATATATCGTACCTGCAACCTCAAAACCTCGGTCTTGCAGAGCCACGATATAAGAAGCTACCTGTCCACTCATCTCCAGCGATGACCAGTATATACCATGGGGGTCTTCGATGGAAGCCGAGGTTGTCTTGTGCTCCAGAACAAAGATCGAGTCATCAAACTTTACGACGCCATCGATCTTACCGCCCCAGGCCCAATCCTCCGGGTCCTCGCACGTTCGCCCCAGTACCTCGCGACGTAGTCGCGACATCGGAATTTCAAATTCCTCCTCCACCAGAAGAACCTCGAACGGCTCCTCGTAGTAGTGCTCCATGTAGGCAAGCAGTACACCCTGGACAAAGAAGGTGTCTAGCTCGCTTGTGTTCCCGTGGTCTGCCGCCGCATTCACGGCGGAAAGCACCGACTCCTCCCTCACACTAGACCCAAGCTCTCCATCTTTCTTCGCCATCTGCTCAGCCTCCTTGGTTGCGTCTTATTCTTTACCACAGAGTTGGCCTGACAGACTACGCACGGCCCGCCGTTTTCGTCAACAACAGTTCCCTTGCGACCACACTTTGGGCACCGCTCTATCCTGCTTTTCATCCTCGCCTCCTTGTAATGTAAATGGGGGGGCCACTACGGGTGGCCCCCCTGTTGGGATTCGCTGATGCCCAGAGCGCTCAAACACTGGAGCGATCAGCATAGACCGTCATTGTACTCGGGCAGGTCACCTTCGTCATCCCCAAGATGATCGAGCTGGCACAACTGTATCAACATGGTGACTATGTTACCCATGTCGCCAGGAGTTAAGGGCACCTCATCGTCAACTACCCAGCCTGCCAGGGCAGCTACCACACGCCCCACCTGGGATTCGGTGTACCGGATGATGTAATCATGCCCGGACTTTCCGCAGGTGTAGCGTAGATTGTATACACCCTGGCCGTAGTGATCGATCACGAGCCGGGATACACCCGGCTCTTCGCGATCCTCCGGGTCCATGGGTTCAAAGTCAGGGTCTAAGAATCTGATGACCGGCCCCTTTGATGCTAGTCGAGAGATGGGATGGAGCCGTCGTCCCCATTGATCCACTGCCACTTGAGAGCTTTCTTAATATCACCAGCAGCCTTGGAATACAGTTTCTTCACGGCCTCCATCTGGGCCTCAGTCGGATTCTCTGGGTCAATCCAACCGATGCCGTCAATACTTTTCAGGGCGTACGTCCCGACATACTTTTGGTACTGGGCCCACTGCGCATCAGTCAGGTGGTGAGTTTCACCCAGGTGGGTGTAACTCTTCCGGGGTGTGGTTAGGTAGATCCTCTCGTCAGCGGGTCTTGTGGCGTTGTATCTGTACATCGCCAGATCTACCTTGGTGGCCTGATCCATCGAGTACACCCTGGCTGGATTAAGGGCACGCAGTATACCGTATGGAACATCAGTTATCGGGCTCTTCCCAAACGGCCTCTTCGTCACAGGCCTCCCCCACTGGTCGTACCTTGGGCGTGGGGCCTCGACAAACGGAAGCTCGGCTTTTTGCCCAGTTCGCTTCAGTACCTTCAGGGCAGACCCCTTGCCCCACAATCGGGTCTCGTCTATCGTCCCTCCGAATTCGCGGCTGGCCTGACGGTACATATTTGGTACCCAGGAGGATGCAAAATTTGAACTCCAGTTCATTAGGGCATTGGCACCCCCTTTCCTCACCCAGTTCTGCTGTAGTTGCACTAGATCGCTCATCCCCCGGAGGAAGGTCTTGTCGTTGAGCTGGTTCATGCCCGAACTCACGACAGCATTGGCAACATTATCACCACGCACTACGCTCCTGTGTGTGTCAACCAGAGGCCCAAGGATGGTCGCTAAGGGCTCGACGCGGGCGTAGGACACTCTGTACCCCCCGCCAATACCTATCGTCATGGGGGCGTACCCTGAGCCGTAGGCAAGCTGCCGCTCCTTCGGGTCCAGGGTCCCTCCAGCGCCCGTAATGAATGGCTCCTCCTCGTCGTTCATGGATAGCACCAGGGCAGACACTGTCAGTGCTATCGCCTGTCTTGCCAGAGAGTCGGTCAGACCATCCTCTGCATAACCTCTCCAGAAGCCATGCTCAGATTCAGACTTTGACCTCCGGTTGCGATAGTTTAGAACGTCTACAACAAACCCAAGGACCGGGGCACGGCGAATTGCCTCGTCCGTAATATTCAGTGGCGTCTTGTGGAACGGGTGGAACCACCGGGTAAAGCCCTGCTGGTGGAATTTCTCAGAGAGACCACCAAACCTCCGCATCAGAAGTCCCTCGTCACCTTGGAAGGCACCAGTCATGGCTCGCTCAGTGGCGAGCCGCCTAGCTGTGGAGTTGGGATGCAGGAGCTGCTCGTTGAAGATCCTCAGGAACTCCTCGCTCCCCCACTTCTGGCCACTGTCTACGGCTGCGATCCTCGCAGCCAGTGCGTTGGTTTCAAAGTGTTGAGCCAGAGTCTTCAGTAGGTCGTCCACGGCTGCGGCGGGGCGGAAACCCATCATGCGAACCATCTTGCCAAGTCTGCCCGAAATCTTCGGTGACCCAGCGGCAATTGCACCGCCCTTCTGGCCGCTGTAATAGTCGCGTACCTTGTGGCTCTGATGGTTGAGTGCGTCAAACTCAGACCGCTCTGCCCGGAACGTCATGCTCATATTGCGAAACGCATTCTTGAACGCATCGCCCATGCCGTGGAACATCCAGCCGAACTCTCTGAAGGTGGCGGCATCGTATCCGGCAGATCGACGAGTCACGGTGCCAACGCCAGCAGAAGCGGCCCGCTCAAACATCGAGACGTAAGTCATGAACCCTGCGGTGCCAGCCATGTTTACAGCCTGGGTCTGGAAGCCAGAGAGTAGGGAGTTCCTCCAGTACTCGTAAACCGCATCGTGCCAAGAGGCAGATGCCGCACGCACTTGGTTTAGGAACTCGATTGATCGCATGGGATCGGCGGCTATTCCCGCGATATCGTTAATATCAAAGTCCTGCTTTGCCAGCTTATTTAAAACATCGGTTGCGTTCTTACTCTTGCCTGGGTTCTTCGACGCCTTCTCTTTTATTAGTGAGGCAACAATAGCCAGAAGCTCCTTCTCTCGCCTTGCTGCGGGAGAAAGGGAAGGATCTACTGCGCGACGGGAAACCAATGCGCGGCCTATCTCGCTACCGCCCTCGGCGTAGGCGAGGGTAAGCTTTTCAAGAATGTCGTATGCCTGCCCGCCGTCTGTCCACTCATCGCCAGACTTTGCCGCAATCATCCGGCGAGTCGCCTCCTCCATCAGGGCCTGGAAACGGAAGTTCTGCTCCGCGCTCTCGGTCAGCTTGGCCATGCTGCCGAGACCAGACTCAACCTCTGCCCTCGCCGTGTCGATCTCTGCCAGCAAGCTGGCAAGCTCGCCCTCGTAGTCGTCATTGATCCTTGCGTCCTCAGCCGCCATCTCTTCGGTGAAGGTTGTGTCGTGT